TGCCTTGCAAAAAGGTGATGAGCCCTTGGGCTGTGTCGGGGGAGAGCTTGGAGAGGAACATCTCTTTTATATGATTGAGAATATCTTCCCCTAAGGCCCCTGCCGTATCGGCATAAGTGGCCCGGCTCGCATGCCCGGCGCGGTTGGCATATTCCGATTGCTCCGCAAATGTTGCTAAATCGGCCTTTGCGGCTCGGCGGGCTTCATCTACCGTACCGGCTCTTAATGGCGCTCCGGCGTTACCCGTCGGAAGACCACCTGTACCCTTTGACTTCTTTATGACCTTTACATCAATCATTCGCCAATCTCCTTAATCTTTAAGTCGGCGCGGCCCTCCATCAAATTACGGCTGATTCCCTGAACGAAAAACGCCTTATTCAACGCGGGGTGCGTGTAATGATAGAATAAATTGATAATGCCGCCTTTGTCTAATAGTTTCTGCTCCATCAGGATTCGGGGCAAATGGTATTCTGTGTAGTAACTATCCACGTAGAGCTGTTCGGGCTTCGCCTGTTCGCCTTTGGTATAGTCGTAAATGCTTTGCACCCCCTCTTTGGTTATGGTGTTTACCGGTGAAGAAAGACTCACGGCGCTTGCTACGCCTAATTTTTGACATTCCGACACCGTCAAAGCAGAATTTATCTTAAACTCTATATCATCTTTCTTGTTAGTAAATTCTTCCCGGGTGTCACTCATATAAATAATGTCATTATCACCCGTGTTGTTAGTCAGACCGTTGTTGCTGTAAACCTTGACTTCAAACTGCTTAACCATTATGTTACTAACATGCGCAAGTAACGGCACACTATTGCTATTCCACTTCGTGCGTCTAAAGAAAGTCCGATGGCGGCGTGTTATCTCGTCCCATGTCACATTGACGGGCCCCAATATCATAAACCTGACCTGCCCGCTAATCTTATCGGACTTGCGGATAGGTATTGCTATGCCCTCGGCATCAATGCCCATCGTATAGTTGATATTGTTCTGCAGGTCAAATTCTGTGCCTATAAGTTTGTCGCCTATTTTAGGGTCAAAGCCGATATAGAAGCATTGCCTGTAATACTCATCGTCGCTACTGCATTGTTCGCGCGTCTTATAAGTTTCCCATACAAAATCGGTTATCCGGCCTTGCGTACCTGATTCAACTACGCATTTATCGCCGATAATCAGCATACAGGCCAGCACCGATATTTTAGAAATCGTGTCCGCACCTTCGCCCACTGCGCTATAATTGAACTCATACTGTTCAGGGCCTTTGCCCGTGAACGGAACTAAACCAAAATCGGTATTATCATCCCACACAGCCTCGTCACTGGGCGTAACCGCTCTCCAATACTTGCGCGTGTAGTATCTGTTGCCATTGTCACGGCTGGGTACTGTCTTATGCCACCAATTAGGGAAATGATGCGGCACTAAGCCGTGTTCACCACTAATCATTTCTACACGTCCGTGTGCCCATACATCATCATCTGCATTATGCAGCTTCTTGTATGTATCGGTCATTTCCATTAGCGGATTAAGTATGACTTTGCCCGACAGCACAATATAATTGATTACCTTATCGTCTGCCGGTGAAAAATTGCCGCCCGCGCTGTTGCCTGTATATACGGCGTAGGGGATATTGGCCTTGATGTCGTTGGCATCAGGATAATATTCGCCCTCCTTATCGCTGCCATTGCCGTTTACCGACACAACCAGATAGTTGGTCATATTGACCTTAGACACGGGGCTGTTATCATTCTTGGCTGTGTTTATCTCAACGCTGCCGATTGCCAATATCGCCGCACCCGGATTCGTGCCTAACCAATTCGGCAAAGTCTGCTGGTTAGTGCCTGTACTATGCAAAGTAATAAGGTCTATGGACGTGTTTCCGTTCTTCGGGAAAATCCACTTACTATTGGCCATCAGCTGTATAAACCAACTTGTTATACGCCCTGCACCGTATGTCGTTACCTGGTCATGACACATAGCCTTAAAAGCGTCATACGAGGTCTTGCCCTCGCCGTCTGTCGAAAACTCCGTGCAATACTTCTGCCAATAGGGAAACGGCGACGTTAGTAAATCACCGTCCAACGGACTTTCGATAACACTTTCTATGACCTCAGTCTTGCATGTCAAAAGCAGTTGGTTGTAAACCTCGCCGATGTTTATTGTCGTGTCGCAATCCGCTACATTATCATTGCTGATAGTAATAGTCTTAAACGCTGTTGTGGTTATTTGGCCATTTACGATATTGCGCCAACTCATCGAGGCCGTAGCCTTTACCGATTCCCACGAAAAGATATAAAATGTAAAGCCATCCTGAACTATATGCAAATTCAGATAGCGCAACATTTCCTCTAACACTTTGTCCTGCTGCCAAACATCATCTTCCTTATCGCCCAGAAATAGTAGTTCCGAAATCGAAAGTTGCTTAAAAACCGTATAACGGTTGCTGCCAACATTGTCAATCGCCTTACTGCCATCATACATGATACTGTTAGGCATATCAGTACTTGCAAGTAAATTGAGACGATGCGATATGCCATTAAGTATCTCTACCGTCAATTCGTAGAACGTGCTCTGCTTCGCCCCACTCTTTACTACGTTATACAATACCCCCAAGCTGCCAACATTCTTAAACTTGGAATACTGCAACGCCGAAAGCGCGTCTATGCAATTCAACTCCACTTCGTCGTACACTTCATTATACGGTTGGCTGTAGGTCTGTGGCTCTATGAAACCGGCAAACAGGCAATCACTGCCGCGATATATATTTACGATGGCATCACGCGCCGATGTGCAAAAGAAATCGGATATGAAATCGGCAGTAAGCAAGCGAATGGACGCACTATGCCTTAGCAGGTGGTCGAAAGTGTCGTTTACTTCGCTGTTAATCTCTATAGGGTCATCGGTAAAGAACACGCCCGCCGCTTCCGCACCAATCTCAATCGTCTTGGTACGGTCGGCATTGGTTACGATATGCACCGTAACAATGTCCTCTTGCTGATTTTTAAAACTACCGTATAGATACATATTGTTTAAACTTTTATATTTGTCCGTCTGCCTGACTTACTGCCTATTCTCGTTTCGTTGGCTATCACCCCAACAAGTTTTCTGCCGTCTATCTCAAACCGTACCGTACCGGCAGTGCGATTTGCCGGTTGCAGCATGTTGCTGTTAATGTTATAATTGACATTTTCAGGCTGTCGCATGTCAATCGCCGGGTATGACATTTTGCCAACGCCACTTAGCATCTGCAATAGCCGTTGCTGCTGGTTCTTGTTCAGTATCATTTCGCCGCTGTTGACGCGGGCAAAAAGCCTGTCACCCGTCGGTGAATTGCCACCGACTATACCGCCCGTCGAAAAACTGCCAATGGCCGCCAGTGCTGATATTACCGCAGCTACACCCGCCGCAATGGCTATGAGGTTGTAAGGAAACGGCATTTTTGCACCGCTCGCGGTCGCACCCGCAACGGCTTCGCCGGATTTGGCGGCGGTATTGGCAATCGACGCGGTAGTATTGGCAACTGTGGCAGCCGTTTCACCGGCTATCGCTGCAGTGCTTGCAGCGGTTTGCGCGGCTTTTCCAGCTTCGGCAGCACCTTGGTTTTTCGTTACTGCCGTAAATAGACTTATAATCTTAACGATTGATTGTATTCCCTCATAGAGTTGTATAAAACCGTCCACGATGGCAGTTATTTTCTGCCATGCATCACCATTGCCTTCCAACGCATCGGTGATGCTCTGCACGCTGTCACCAATACCCTTGACGCTATCCCAGCCGTTTCTCATCGTCTCAAACGATGAGATGGATTGCTTGCGCCATCGTTCGTAAATAGCTATCAGGCTTTCAATATCCTTTCGTTGGCTGTCGGTAACCGGGTTTTCTGTGTCATTAAGCAGTTTGTTTAACTCCTTAATCTTGTTGGTCAGCTCGTCAAAGCCTATGCCCCGGATTTTAAGTCTTTTTTCCTTGCCGTTCAAAGCGTTAATATCGGCAACTTCTCTTTGCATATTAGGTATTTCGAAACCTAACTGCAAAAACTTCTTTTTGGATGTGAGGTCGTCGATAATGCGCTGTGTCCGTTGTATCTGGTCGGCATCTTCCCTCTGCTGCCTGTCGCTATAGAAAGATATTGCAGCGTCAATATCCTTTAGATTGTTGGTAGTTGCCGGCAACTTGGTAGCCTCTAACTCCAAATCCCACGCTTCCTGCAACTTGTTCAGGTCGTTAATGCCCTTCTGTGCAAACTCGCGCTGCGCTTTGTCACCGCTGCTAAGCAGGCGGTTATAGTAAGCAAGTTTCTTGTTTAGCTGGTCATAGGTCTTTATCTCACCGACCTTTAAGGCGGCTACGCCCTCATCTTCCAACGCTTGGCGGGCGGCCTCCGTTTCTTTTATTTCCGCATCAATGCCTGCGATAGCCTCCTTGTTTGCAGTTTGCTTCTGCTTTCGCAGGTACGCTAACTTTTTCTCATAATCATCTAAAGTCTTTAATTCTGCCGGCACGGAGGCTGCTTCGGTCATGTCGTTAAATGCCTTTAGCCCGGTTTCGGCGGCGGCCTTTGCCCTTAGCAAGGTCTTTATACGTTCCGTGTCGGTAACATCGCATTTCTCGATTTCCTGCTGATAATATGCTACGTTGTTCGTCAAGTCCTTATAGGTCTTGGCATTCTCAATCAATACTTTTTCGGTACCTGTTTTTGCCTTTTTCTTCGTGGATGTGTCCGGACGTTGGGCACTGCCCTTTACTTTCAATCTGCGAGGCTTCCTTTACAGATTCTTCCATCTGCTTGCGCAAATTGGCAATTACCGCCTGATTATCCTTAATTTTCTGATTAGCTTTATCCCAATCACTACTACCGGCGACCTCTTTATACTCCCCCTGTTGATACCCACCGGATGAATATCCGGTCACTACCCATTTCTGTTCTCGTGCCTTACTGTATTTTTTTGAATGGCCCTTATCGTCATATCTTATATCGTGTGTTTCCGCTTCTTTTTCCGCTATCTGATTCGCCAATGTTCTCGTTTTCGCCTCCGCCACCATTTGCTGGCAATACGCCTTGCTGTTCTGTATAAGCGCGTCATACCATTTTACCACGCTGTCAAAATAGCCCATCGTGTCACCATAAGTGTCGTTAAGCTGACCGACAATCTTCTTTTCTTCCTTACTTATGTCTTTGCCTGTCTTCTTGACATCAATCAGATTCTTTAATTTTTCCTTACTTATCCCAATAGCTGAAGCCGCGTCGGTATAAGCATTATTCGTTGCTTGCTCTATACTTTTAAGGCGTTCCGTTTCTTCTCTGGCATTATTTATTTCACGGTTAGCGGATTTCATACTATCCGTCGCCCCGTCTGTGTTGTTTGCAAACAACGAAATAATGGAAGATACTGCCATAATAGCAAGTCCCACGCCGGTAACTGCCATTAAGCCCATGATTGCCGCCCGCATTGCTACTGCTTGTACGGCAGCCAATTTTGCGCCTAATGTCCATGCTATAAACGCCTCGCGCCCATAATATAACTGCTTAGACCATAAGAATTGTGCTGCCGCCGCAATTTTCGAAGCCGCCGCCTGAGCGTATGTACTTACGGTAGAGACTTTGACGGCTGTTGTTAATCCCATAAGGCCAACGTAAATACCTTTAATTCCACTAACAGTTGTACCTACAGCCATAAAAGCCATTCCAAGTTCACCGGCTGCAACTATCGTAGGCTCTATACTTTCGAACAGAGCACCGACCTCCTCCTTTAAATCACCTATATAATTAGCAGTCTGCTTAGCCTTACCCGCATCAGTTTTAGCCAATTCCGCATTCATATCACCGACATTATCAGTGATAATCTGAGCAAGCATGGAGGCCCTTTGGCTTTCCGTGCCGAATTTCAATATTTTCTCTTGGGCCTCCGTAAAAGTTATGCCGACTCTGCGCAAAGCGGAAGATTGCCCCTGCATCGCCTTGCCCATTAAATTGCCGATGGTCACTGCGTCTTCTCCGGTGGCTGACAGCCCTTTTTGCTGGGCTAATAAATTATTCATTGCCGGAATCAGAGTTTCAAGACTCGACTTTTGGTTTATAAAAGTCGCAATCTGTTGCGCTCCTGCAAGCTGTACTTCATCGCCTATTACTCCTAATTCTTGTTGGGCACTCGCTAATTTTTTTATTGAATCGACTTCCGCATCAGAAGCACCCATGCGCTGCCGCATGACGGTTGCAAGTTTGGTTTCAGCTTCAATTTGAGTAGCATTGGCATCGGTATAAGACCGCATTATACCCGTCAACTGCTGCAACCCGTTGATTGCATTTTGAAAGGACGCACCAACTTGGGTGATTTTCAGCAAATCATCCCTTAGTCTTGTTGATTTAGAGCGGGCTTTTTCGAACTCTTCCGCAAACTTTTTAACGTTTGTGGTCGCCGTAACAAGCTGCTCTTTACCGTCAATCGCTAACTTTATGTTAAATTTTACTTCCTTTGCCATATTTTTGGGTTGCTTACTTACTTATTCCAAATTTTATCTGTATATTTACGACATGGATAAGATAAGAAAGATATTAGCGGCAGCGTCTCTACTGGTTTCAGTGGTGTTCTTTGCTATTTTCACCGTCAGCGTATTTTTTAAGTCCTATGACAGTATGATATGGTCCGGGCTTATTTCTTCCGCTGCTTTTGGCTTTATGCTCCTTATAAGTGGCATTCCCGACAATGGCACTTATCTAAAGAACCTCCACCGCTGATTTTTTCAATTTTTCAAACCTTTTCAGGCTTTCAGTAGCTGCGAAGATAGCATTATCGGCGATTGCGTCTAAGCCTCTACTTTCTTCGCCAATTCTTCAAACCTTTTCAGGCTCTCTGCGGCCGTGAGTTCGGGAGCTTTCTTGTGCTGTTCCGCAGGGCTCTCCCACGGAAACGGAAGAAGTTTCCCCGGCGTTACCCTTTGTTTCACATGCGGCTGTATCACTATCGCAGCAAGCATCCGCATCCGCCCCCACTCGTCTTTGTAATCCGATTCCCGCTTATCCTGATATTCCTTGTAGATGTATTCGAACTCTACAGGTGTCAGTCGGCAAAAATCATCATACGAAAGGTGTATCAGACTTAACGCAATCCCCAATAACTCGTAGATGGCTATTTCCTTTTTTTTTCACCCTTGCCGGGGTCTTCCGCTTTCTTACTCACCGATTCGCTCCACTCCTGCATTTCGTCGGGTGTGAGGCTGTCGGCAAACTCCATCAGCGACATGTCGAACTGCACGCCGTCCACCTTGCAGGCTGACACAACACAGCACCAAAGGAACGCGCACATGTCGGACAGTCCGCCGTCTATCTCGGTGACTTCTTTGCCAGTTTCCTGCTTGAAACGGAGCATAGCCCCCATAGTCTGTCTACAGGGGTATGCCTTGCCATTGATGGTAATTTCTATCTTTTTCATAATCTTGCCGAATTAGTGCCCGCTTGGTTTAGGTGCCGTTTTGCCGGGATAGGTGTCCGGCTCACCGTCATTTTCCAAACTCAAGCTGTAGGTTGCATCGTCCTGTGCGGGGCTTGTTTCTTCAAGCGACGCAATGACGAATTTTCCCACAACGTATGGGGTCGTGTCGCCGCCGCGCTTAAACGCCTTGACTTCCACACTGTCGCCCTTACCCCAAAGAGGTGCAATCTGCTCGTGCCCGTTCTCGGTTTCGTCGTAAAAGCGCAAACCCTCTGCGTTGATGGAAATACTAAGGCCTGTAACACCCTTGCCTTTCCAAAGTCCGCTGGACTTGGCGGCACTTGACACGGGCTTCACGGCCCGGTCTTTTGTTTCGCTGTTGAAGGTCAGCGTGTGACTTGTGCAATGCCCTACGGCCTTACCGCCAACCATTAGCAACAAGTCACTACCATTGATATAACCAGTGTCTGCCATAATTGAAACTATATTTTAATTGTGAAATCAAGCTGCTGTACAAAGGCATCATCTTCCCAACCCTCCTCGCTGCCAGATAACGTACAGCTACGCATTGCCAAACCGTCTTTTCCACCCTTGGAATAGTCCAAAGCTGTGCGTACCGTCTCGGCTAATTCTATACCCTCAGCATAAGTAGCCGTATAGCAAACCACCTCTATAATTACGGTGTCCGCTCCGGGTTGCCCTGCTTTGGTCGGATTGTGCTGCAAATCGGCCCTGCGATATAGGATATAGGGTAAATTCGCCGTGTCAGTGGCTACCGGAAATATCTTATTGGTACGCTGCCTTACGGCTTCGTCTTTCATAAGAATATCGCGGATAATTGCCCCCGCACTTAATGATGTCCTTTTCGTAGCCATGTCTTATAATAATCCTTGTTTTCTCGCTGCTTTTTCGATATTGCCCTGAAAGTCAGTAAATAGATTTTGTTCCACGACCTGCGTTGCTTGCTCGTCGGTCTTGCGTATAAATCCGTACCGTTTCATCCTGCCGGTAACGTGGCCTTTCCTCTTTCGGACGAAAAACTTTGTCTTGGTCTTTGTCTTACGATACTCCGTACCGTCTTCCGCCCACATGAGTACGGGCTTTTCTTTGCCCTTACGGTTCGTGTGGTAGCCCTGCTTCTTATGGGGTTTCACCGAAAGCATAAAGCCGGCACCGTAATCCTCTGGATAAACACGCAAACGAATGCCTTTTGAAAGGCTTTGCTTTGTGCCCTGTCCGATTCCGCTTGCCCGCAAGTTGTCGGCTGCCTGTTTCTTCAGTCGGTTTCCCTCCCGGCGCATAGCTCCTCGCAATGCCTTGCGTTGGTCTTTCAGGCTTAACACCCGGAACACCCCGTTAAAAGGCCGGTCTATATCTATTGTCTGACTTGCCATAACTCACTATTCGTTTACCCTAACGCAAATCAAAGTCTTATACCCTTTGTCAAGATTAGGCACAATGTTAGTAACTGTATAGAGATAGCCGCCCAACTGCTGTATGCGCCAATTCTCGGCCACCGGATGCACGTCCCTGATGTTAAATTCCGTGCGGTAATCCGGAAAATGTTCGCCCACTTCCTCGCTGCGGCTACCGCTCAATTTCACCCTCTCGGCATGAACGGTGCGCGTTTCGGTGTAAGTGGTCGCTTCCTCCCCGAAATCGTTAGTGGCCGTTTTCGGCTCCAACAACGTAAGGCGGTATTTCATGCGTCCGGCTATCATTCGGCCAACTTTCTAAATGGTTTAACCAAGGCTTGCAGTGAGTCGGGAACACCGTGCATTTGCGTACCGGCCACGCTTTCGCGTTGATTGTACCAATGCGCGCCAATCATCATGACGGCGTGTTTCAATTCGGCGGGAAACTCACCGCCGCCCATTTCCGTCAATTCGTCTTTGGTGCGGTTGGTACTGCGGATGACATGTGCCTCCGCGGTATCTAAAAGATGCTGCAAATACACATCGTCGTCGGTGAAATCATCAGCCTTAACGTGCTGCTTGAACAGTTCCAAACTCACTACATTAGCCATAATCGAAAACTTATCTAAGCGTTACACCTTCCGTTTAGCCGGGTTTCTTTGCCATGGTGGCGAAAGCCTCCTGACGCAATACGGTAATAGCATAATCGGTGTTGAGTACAAAGTCGATGGCGTTCTTACGCGCCTGACTGTAGGGGTCGACGATAAATGCCATATCACCGAACAGGCCCTGAGGCGCATACTTGAACGCACCGCAATGTACCGTACCGTCAGCAACGTGATTGGTGGTGAATACCGGCACTCCGTTAATCTTGCCGTTTTCGTCAACGATGGCGGCATTGGAGCCATTCCACTTCGGGGTGGCTTCGAGAACACCCTTCATGGCCTCGTTCATGACATAGCAAAGACCGTCGGGAATGATGTCTGTTGCAAGGATAGATGTTTTCAGAGCGACCAAATCCTTGAGCGTAGGCGCATCGCCCGTATAGGTCAGTTTGTTGGCGGCCTTGACATTGACAAACGGGCCTACAAGGTTAGTAGCACCTGTTACCTTAGTTGTACTAAAGGTGATTTTGTTCATCAGAGCGGCAACGGCCACCGGCATGTACTGCGTTGCCACAACCTGCAGCAAATCGTCAGTCTCGTTCAAGGCCTCGCGAGTGACAGGCACGGCGATTCCAATACGCTCCGGCTTGGCAATCAGTTTGCCGACAGGTATCTTCGTGTCTCCCAGTGCCGCGCCCTCGTCGTTAATCGTAGCCTCAAACGACTCGACTACCGGCCACTGATGATTGCCTTTCAGCCCGGTAAGCAAAGGCATTCCGATAGCAGCAAGAATAGTCTTGCCGTAAAGCGGTTCCACAATGTCGTGGGTTGTCAGCCCTGCGGGGTTGGTCGATGCCGTGGGGTTGGCATAGCCGGACGCATTGCCCTTGAATGAAGAAGCCACCGCACGGCTAATCTTCAACTCAAAACGCTGGCCCTTGTCCAAGCACTCGCGGATTTGCCGGTTAGCCTCGGCGATGTCTTCACGGCGCATAACCTCGATGGTCGGGGTATTCGCCTTGATTTTCATCTCCAAAATGTCGAGTTCACGGAAAAGCTGCCTACGCTCTCCATCCTCGGCTTCTGTGAACGCTTCGCGCTCTTTGTCACTTTCGAGATTCTGCGCCATCTCGTTCAGGCGGCCTTTGATAGCGTCCACACGCTCGTAGGCTTCACGGAAATTAAATTTCTCCTTTTCTCCCATAGACGGATAAAATTATTGATTATACATGATGCCGCCTAAACGGTACGGCTTATTCTTTCTTTCACTTTGCGGATTGCCTCACGCTTTTTGGCAAGGTCTATCACTTTCGGGGCCTCGGCCTGCGGCTTATCGAAGATTACCCCAGCCTGTTCCACTTCCCGGCGCGTCACTTCGGTTTGTTCGTAGGCTGGTTTGGTGGTCAGTGTAAAGTCGTACACGGCATCGATACGCTTGACATGGCGCAACAATATATCGTCGCCGTTGCTGTCCTTCTCATCCAACCGCTCGTAACTTACGGCATTCTCGCTGTCGGCTTCGTCGGTAGAGTAGATAAAGGAACAGCCGGCAATATCGCCGCGCTGCACCAACTCCAACGCCTTGTCGCCGTCAACGGTCTTGGGCATTTCGGCCCAGAACTTCACGCCCACCTCGTCAATCCCATAAGACAAAGTGCCGGCACCCTTGTTACTGCGGCCTAAAATCAGCTGGCGGTCATGGAACATCGTAAGCACGATGTCGCAGGCATCCAACGTCTCACGGGTAATACATCCCGGTTCTAACACTTCGTAGTAGTTATCCCACCAATCACACAAAAGACGGCTGCGCACACCGAATTTAAGCGCGTAGCCCTCAATTACGCGACTTTCGCCGCCCTCGGCGGCTTCGCGGACTTGCAGCCTCACGTCAAATCCGATAGTCCTTTTGTTAATCTTCGCCATTTGCATTATTGTCTTTAGGTGCGCCGCCCGAAAGTTTTTCGCTTCCAAGCGGTGCAAGGTTCGTCGAAATATACACGGTATCGCCACCATCGACTTCGGGCTGGTTCTCCGCGCGCCTCCAGTCGTTAATCGTATAGATGCCGCTTTCTATCGTCTTTTTCTGATAGCCCGCCATAGCCTCCAAGTCCAAAGAATAGATGCCCTTGCGGTCAAACTTGAAAATGCGCTTGCAGCAGAGCGATGGCGGTATGAGCTTACGGCTAAACTCCGTTTCTATGCGTTTCAGAATCGGGTCTAACGTCATGGACAGAAAAGCGACGTTGGCCATTTCAGCCGATTTGTAATTGTTGCTCGTATCGTCAAACACGAAAGACGGATGCACACCGAAAAAGCGGCAAATCTCCCTGACGGTAAACTTGCGGCTCTCCAAAAACTGCATGTCAGTTGAAGAAAGCGATATTTGCTTAAAATCCACCTGACCCGGCAAACTGACTATATGCTCGCCGTTGGAAAAGCGCGTGTCTACATTCTCGGCAGTCTTTTCCAGCTGCTCGTCCTGATACTCGCCAAATCCGGCTACGGACTTGTCATTGCTGATAATGCCGCGCACGTTGCCGCCGTTGGTAAAGCGGTTGGCAGTTTCATCATCGCCTGCCGACGCTATCCCGATAGTGCGCCGCGCGTGGCTGATTACGCTTTCGCCGGTACGTCCGTCCGACGAATGCAAGTACAGGTGTATAATTTCAGATTCGCCAAATGTGCCATATACGCCGCTGTAGGGGTCCGCTATGGTGTACTTGCCGTTTAACACGTCATGGGCCACGCTCCCTTTGTGGCACAAGACAAGGTCTGTCAGTTCGCCCAGCACATACCGCGGATAGATGTAGGCGTTGCCGTCCAACAGCATCAGCTTTACCGCCATGCTCCAAAAATCGAAAATCGACATTTCGGGTTGGGGCTGTACGGAAAGCAAGTAATGTATCGGCGCGTTTAAGTCCTCCTGATAGCGGTTGCCCTTGAATTTCATGTACTGCAAATGCAGTCCGGCCACGCTGTCACTCAAAAGCTGCACGCAACGGTAGGCGGTGGCAATGGACAGGGCGGTGTTTTCAGACGCGTAGAAGTACCGCACCCCGGCACCAGTGCGCGGGGTCGTACGAGGCTGCTCCGTCTTCGGTTCGGGGGCATCCTCTCGTCTGAAAAGCCGTGTCATGTTTTGCCAAAACGCCATAAATAGCTTATTTATAGCAAATTTACACCGAATTGGCGGCTAAAAAAAATGCGCCTTGGCACGTTGTGGCGTACCTTGGCGCATCATGTCCCTTATTTGACTTTTTTAAGAATTTACTTTTTTCACATTTGCCTGAAATCCGTAACGTACATGTTCTCTTCCATTTTCCCCCGCATGAGTTCAAGCAATTTGTCCGTGGCCGCCGCGCACAGACGCACGATTTCGTCAATGTCCCTGTTACGTCCGATTCCGGCATTTTCCCGGATTACCGTGTCAGCAACGCTTGACACCATGCTGCAGCACGACACGCACTTTATGATGGCCCGGGTCGTGCCCTCCAGTGTGATGCCGTCAATGGCGCCGAGACGGTCCGCCATTTCCGAATTATCAAACATCTTCACGCTCTTTTTTGTTTTTTCATTGTTCCGTTTCATTACTTGTTCCCTCCGTCATTCATTAAGTCAGACACTTGTTTTACATCAACACCCATCATCACCGCCATAGCCGTGGCGAAACGCCGCATCATGTCGGCCGGCGTTTGCGGCAGGTTCGGCGCCGGCGGCATCGCCGCCCCGGGTTTCGGCTGCTCCTTCGGCTGCCCGGGACGTACCTTGCCCTTGGCCTTGTGGAATCCTGCCATTACAAGTTTGGCCACTTCCCCGCTGATTCCCTCGGAGTGGGTGCACAACACGCGGAAGCCCTCAATGGTGATGTAGTACATAACGCCGTCGTTTCGGTCATAGCCCGCGCCGTTACCCCGGTGTACGGTGCGCGTCTGGCGGATAAACAGCCGATTAGGGCGTAACGTGTGCTTGAACATACGGCGCACACTGGCGCAAATGTTCTCATGCTTACGCCCTGTGAGCCTTGCAAGCGTTACGGACGAAACGACGCGCTGCCACCCGTAGTTCTCCACGATTACGTCCGCGTCGGGCTGCCGCAACTGCTCATGCACCATACGCGGCATGTCAGCCGTCGTGTAGTGGGGCTTGCTTGGCGGCTGCAACTGTTCGGCCTCCTGCCGGCGGCGCAGCTTTGCCTCCATTTCGTTGAAGGCCCTGATGTAGGCCTCCTTGAACTTCGCAGCGGTCTTGCCCGTGAAGCCCATCACAAGGAACGTGAAGCCGTCACGGGTAATCAAGTAACAGGGGTCTTTGCGTGTTCTTCCTTGCCCTAAGTCGCTGATTCTCTGTATAAGCCGAAAATTCGACCCACGGAAACCGTCGCTGCATTCAATATTTCTGATTGCTTCTAAAACGTGCTTGTGTTGCTTGCCGAAAATCTCGGCAACACGCAAGGACGTTGTCACTACCCGGCTCTCCTTAATCTCGCAAAGGTTAGCCGATTCAACGTTGGGCCCAATCGTGGCCGTGCCGTTGACCTGAATAACAGGATTTTTTAATAATTCATTCATAACTGTTTGCATTTAAAGTCATGTCTTAGGCAAACAAAAAAGCGGTCGCCATATACGCTGCAAACAGTTAATGCACTCATCCCGAAGGACTTGTAATAACTACGTATAGGCAACCGCCGAATATCCTAAAGTACGGGCATAAAAAATGCCCAATCTTGATTGAGCAAATTGACCGCTTGCCCTGCGAAATGAATGTGATTCATTAACTGTTTGCATTACAAAGATACGCTTTTTTCCCGAATTACCAAAATTTTTCGGAAAAAAGTTACTTACTTATACCAAAATTTTGTACTTTTGCGGAAAAATAGTACTATTTATGGACATAGACGAAGCAAAAACACGTATAGCGACAAAAAAGGCCTTAGCGAAATTTGCTGAAAGATTTAGCTTGGATGAGACCGAAATATCTAATCTACTGGGTAAACCGTACCTCCGCAAGCTAAGCAATAGAGGCTGGCCAATTAGCGAGTTTGTAAAATTCAAATTTAAGACACTGCCCGAAAACGAAAGAACGAGCAACGAAGATATAGCCGATTTCATAAAAGGGATTTTGGATAAAAAAACAAACAGCGACATACTGACCTGCCGGACGGTTGCCGAATATAAAGCCTTTACTGATTTTCTTGCTTTATTGCCGAGGTTAAGGGATGATGTGCTTAATAACCGTCAAACCTATCTTTCCAAATACCCTGCTATCAACGAAACGACTTTAGGTATTTTTGAACGCCTTTATACGGAAAGTGAAGAATTGTGGAAACGCGGAGATATAACGGTGGCAATGGTGCTTAGCCCTGCAATCCGAGACTATGCAAATTGCCCCGTGCAAATTCATTGTTACACACAAGGGAACGGCGACGTACTGATTACAACTGAAAAACAAGAATGGAAAGGTACTCACTACACGAACAAAAAGAATATTGAAAAAGGTAATACAGGCTGTGCAATCGCTACTATTATCGCCATTATTGTTGCTATCTATTTGATTGGGAAAGTAATATAAACAACCGCCTTAATCGGGCAGCAGCCTTGCTTCTTTCATTCTGTTTTGTTCATATACTTAAAAACTCTATTATGGAAAATTTTATCACGGTTTATGCCATTGTATTTGGAGTCCTCCAAACCGTTCTTTTCTTTAAAATCTGGGGAATGACCAATGATGTGGCAAAACTCACAAAGCATTTCTGCGTACTGGCTCCCGACACAAACGGGCAAACCGGAAAAAGCCCCGATAAGCGTAGTTTGCCTATCGGGGTATGATGGGTTATTTCCATTTATCGGGTTTTGTATATGTCTTGTTTCCATCTGTTACCGTATCATCCATTTGGGCGGTAACAAACTTGTTGAAATTCTTTTCAAGCAGAGTAACCTTTCCCTTATACGCCTTAATGTTGTTGGCTATGTCACGGCTGTGAATGGATGGCGGAAAATACGCCCTGACCTGTTTGTCTGGGCAATTGTGCTGTATGAACTCCACAGGCGGCAATAAATCGCTATCGCCGCTTACCAATATCGCGATGTCGGTTTTATCCATCACGCAATCGGCAAGCATACGGATAGAAATGTTTACGTCGGTTTTCTTTTCCTCGGGTCTTAGTATGGCATATTTGCAACGTGGGCATTTGATTTCCTTTGAAATATACTTACCCCTCACTACCTCGAAATTGTCACCGTTAATCAGTTTGTTGGCATTGAGAAAAGCACTTTGGTGTCTGCTTTTCTCTTTGTTAAGCGGTGAGGCGGTAAAATATATCACCTTTTCCAAAACTTGGTTCTCTCCTATAAACTGACCAAAAAACTTTATAAGGTCTATCCAATAGCCCTTGTACCACTTTTCATTAACCTGCTTGGCCGTTCTCAAACCGTAGTAGAAATTGAAGCCGTCTATGTAAACTGTTACACGTTTTGCCATACTCATAAATAAAAAAGCTGCCCCTGGGACAGCTATGCCCATTCAAGAAAGAATGGGGATTCGTAATAATTTGCTGCAAAGATACGGCTTTTCGCTAAAACCGCCAAACATTTAAGTAAAAAAGTTACTTAGTTACTTATACTTTTAACGCTTGATAACTAAATCAAGCCGTTTATGGTGAAAAAACAGCAAATAACACCGTTTATTCGCGTTCTGACAGCGTTTCAGCGTTTTTATGTATAATTTTACCGCTCGTATGTATAAAGCTGCCCCAATGTCATGAGCAAAGTTACCGTGCCGTCGATTTTGCGATACTGCGAAATCTTCAACGGCTTCTTGTTCTCCAGCCTGTCTTCGTCAATCACGCAATTAGTCAGGCAATAGACGTTGATGGGGTTGTCGTTCAACGTTATCCGGGGCGGCTCGTCATACGCGAGCATTTCAAAGGATTCTACGGGCAAATTGAAACTGCCGTAAGTCTGGGAATAGGGCAGCAGCACGTTGCGCGCCCCGGCCGTGGACAGTATGTTTACCAATTCCTGACTCTTGTAAGCGTCGTAGCCGATGCGGATAATGTGCAAGGTCTTTGAGCGCGATATTATATCGTCGGCAATCATTCTAACGTCAATCTTTTTGCCCTCGCAGAATTTCAGATGGCCTTTTTCATGCCACACCCTGTATAACTGCTCGTTGGGGTGCCCCTTCAGCGCACCGACAGGGAAATAGTAGTCCGTATGCGAGTAGAACCTCTTGCCCTCTGGTGAATACAGGGTGTACGACACCGCACTGAAATCATCATGCACGGACAGGTCAAAGGCTACGGCGCAATCAGGATGCCCGGCCGCCCGGTCTATGTCAAAGTCGCCGCAAAGTGCCTTTGCCGCCTCAAAGGAAAACCACGTCCTGACCTCGTTAATCGTGAAGATGTTCAGCAGCTTGGTACGGAAAGCCAACATGTCCTCGGCCGACAACAAGGCGTCTTGGTAAGCCATTTCGTAATAGTCGGCTTGTACCGTAACACCCAAATGCGGCTGCACCTTCGCCCATGTCACCGGGTCGCTTTCCTCGTCGTCCACATCCGGCATGAACAAGTCCGCAAACATCGTGTCGTTTTCCAATTCGCCGCGCAGCACCTTTTTCGCCCCCTCTATCTCGCTGTAACAAGGCCCGTCTATCACGTCGCTTGCCGTTGTGATGATTACCGTCAGCGGCTCTTTGCGCGGTCCCATCGATGTGGTAAGCACGCTTTTCAAGTCCGCGCCGTTTCTGTTGGCCGTGTTCCGTGCCTGCGCGTATTCGTCCAATATCGCCAACGATGCAAACAGACCGTCTTTCGTCTTGGCATTGGCCGTCAGGCATTGTATCAGACTGTCACGCCCCCTGTCCTTGAATGTAACAGATTCGCGGTTAATCCTGAAATGCTTTTGACTCGGGTCTAAGTCAAACATGATTGCCCGGACTTCGTTAAAGCACTTCTTTGCCTGGTCGTATGAGTTTGCCCCTACATAGGCTTCGGCGTTGTTATCGCCGAAAAGCATATCGTCGACCGCCAAAAATGCCGCCCATGTCGTTTTGCTGAATTTTCGCGGCACAAATATGTACGCCGTGCGTATCAGCCTGCGCCCGTCGGGCCGGGCAAAGCCGAATATATGCGCCATCTGGAACACTTGCACCGGTGTAAGCTTGTAATGCCGCCGCCCCGATGTACCGCTGAACTTCAATTTTTCATAAAGCCTGATTTTCCGTTTCACCCTCTTTGGCTTCCAATCCCACTTGTCGAGCAACTGAAAGAAACGGCGTATCTTCAATAACTCATTTACGTTGTGCCCGTCTGGATTATCTATAACATTGAACACATATTCCGCCATACGCTTATCGGTGTCAATGAGCGCATAACGGTATTTGACGGCGTATGCCTTTCGGTTGACTTGCAGTTCTGCCGCCACATCGGCTTTAATCTGCCTTTCCCGGCTTTTTTCTTCTTCTGTCATCGTCTTTCTCCCTTTGCTACTGGTAGTAAAATCCTGATATCTACATTATGGCCTCGTGCTTGGGCCTGTCCAAACACTTGCAATCACTCGCTTTCATCTTCGCTGAAGTCTTTCAGAAATTCATTGAACGTGTCGTTATCGGTCTTGCGCTCCTTTGCATCGGTATTCATGCCTAATGCTCTTAATGCCTTTTGGCTCTGCTGCACAAAATCCAAATATAACTTTTCCTTCGGGCTAATTGTCTTACGCTCGTTGCCCTCTCGCGAAATCTCCACACTGACAGCTTGATGCTCCTCTGCCAATACTTCTTCTGCCAAAATCTCCGTGCGCACCAACAACTGCGCCGTTATGGTCACCTGCATGGACAATTCGGCGGTGTACTTGCCCTGCTGCTTCAGCAATTTAACAATATAGTCCTTTTTGTTCTTAATGCGCTTAGTCACGGTGACTTTAGCGACTTTCGCAATTTCCTCCGGCGCCGGTAATGCGGGCAAGGACAAATCGGGCTGCGGCTCGGCGTTGATAGCGACTATCGGCTGCTGTTTCTCAGTCCAACCACGCTTCTTGCCTTTGGTCTTCAGGTAAAAAATAGTTGCCGTCGTATCGTGAGCGTTGACCAATTCCATCAGTTTGCTTTCCACGAAATCTATTTGCGCTTCCATAACCTCATCTACCGCGTCTGCAAAATCCTTATCGCTTTCACGCCAACGGTAATACGTGCTGCGGTTAATGCCTGTGCTTTCACACGCCACACAAATGATGCCGCCCGATGCTTTCAGGTTGTCAATAAACATTGCTTTTCTGTCTTCTTTCATATTTGCGCCTATTTTTCAAATGATTTAATACCGTCGAAATACTCCCTGTAAAAGTCGAATATCCCTTTGTCCACGGTTATACTGCCTTGCTCTGTTCTCGGATTCGTGTTTATGTTCGCACTGGTCTGTATGCCAAAGTAGAAATCATCGGCTACATTGCAACCGGCGTATATCTTGCTGTGATTTTTGAATATCGCCGCACGCCCGGCTTCGGGATGCTCTGTATAGAACTTCTTGACCATCGCCCATTCAACTTTGTAGCTGCCGGGGAATATCTCACCCAAATACATATCAAGCCGCTTAATGCGCCCTGCCTCGTACCATTGTTGCACTTGCAGAATATCTTCTGCGGCCATGTACCATGTGGATAGCAGGCAAAAGTCTAAATCATGCTGATTCAATACGACTTTAAGATAAGTCAGGCTATCCACATCGCCTGCCGTTATGAAATTGTAGGTAACGCCCTGTTGTAATTTGACGTACCGCATAGCTTCCAGCATTTTGACTTCACTAAATGCGCGTCGGTACTCGTAGCGCTGTGACAGTTCGGTACATTCCTTGGTACGTCTGTGTGCCCGCTTTGCGCCGGCTGCCACCTCGGCGTTGTCGCCATCGTCCGCGCCGGTAATCTGCGCCGTGTCCGGCTGTCGGCCTGCTCCGATGCCACCAAAACCGAAACCGCCAAAGTTGCCGGGGGCATTTCCAAAATCGAAATTTCTTTTAATCATATATCGTAATTTTATATAAGTTGCTTTTGTTGTCAATACCGGTGGGGGCTCATTTTCAGGCAAGGCCCCCACCCCCTGAAAAATTGCTTCGCGTGTGAAGAAATGGGTCGGGGAGGTTTAGCCACCGCCCGCCCCATTTCAAAAACACCCCCCGGCCCTCAGGTTAAAAATTTTTCAACAAACCGTGCCAGCTGCTCGGATGCCCTGCGCTTGGCGTGTGCCTTGCCACTTCGTCCTAACTGCTTATGCACCTCTACATGGCAATCATGGCAAAGCGCCATCAGGTTGTGAGGGTTGAACATTAGCCGTGCCTTTTCCCCGTCTGTCAAAGCATCTTCAACCGGCATAATGTGGTGTACCTCTGTCGCGGCCCTGACTATGCCATTTTCCTTGCACCTCTCGCAAAGTGGACAATCAGTAAGTTTCACTTTTCGCAATCGCAACCACTTGTTTTTGTGGATTAACTTGTTATATTCTTTATCTTTTGCCATTTTTATACTTTTCCATTACTACTCAATTATTGCAGTATGCTTCCGTATCAGATAGTTGAGACTGTCCAATAGACTTTGTTGCACTCCCTTTTTGTTGTCTAAAGCCGCTTCGGCTCTTTCATCCACCGTGTTGGCGCAAACCAGTTTATAGACTTGCACCGGGTGTTGCTGACCCTGACGGTGCAGCCGTGCGTTAGCCTGTTGGTATAGCTCCAGATTCCAACCAGTACCAAACCAAACTATGTAATGCCCACCTTGCTGCATATTCAAGCCAAATGCTGTTGAGGCCGGGTGTGCTAATAACACGTCTATTTTTCCTGCATTCCACTCTTTTAGCTGTTCCTCGCCTGTATATGCTTTCACGGCATAACCTTTCAGCTTCTTAACGATACGGGCTATATCGTGTTTGAACTGATAGAATACCAACACGTTGTTACCATTGGCTGCTTCCACTATCTCGACTAACCGGTCTAACTTCTCGTCGTGGATATGATGCACATTTCTGTCTTCATCGTATATCGCGCCATTGGCAAACTGGCTTAACTTATTCATCAGGCCCGCGGCGCTATTGGCTAAAATGTTCGCAGAATCTCCGGCATGTTCGTCGGCAAACTCCAAAACCTTTTCCTTTTCAAACTTCGTGTATGCCGCCATTACTGCCGGGGATAACTGCACTTTTGCCGTATGTGTCAACAGGTCGGGTAACTCCAAGTAGTCTTTTGCCTGCATTGACAGACATATATCGGCAATCTTACGTCTGATAATGTCGTCGCAGCCTTTCTTCACATCACAACGTACTACGATGTTGTTCCACTTGTGTGTTTCAAAGTAAGTTTCGCGGTACTTCGTTACGCTCTTTCCCAATCGGTCGCCCATATCTATACAATACATCTGCGCCCACAAATCTATAAGTCCATTCGGCGCGGGTGTTCCTGTCAGTCCAATAACGCGCTTAACCGTCGGCGTTGCTATTCTCATCGCCTTAAACCGATTGCTTTTTGAACTCTTAAAACTCGTTAGTTCGTCTATCACTAACACATCAAACGGCAAATTACCGCCATAAAGCCCAACAAGCCAAACAAAACTATCTCTGCCGATAACGTACACATCGGCTTTGGTCGCCAATGCTAATTTACGCTGTTTCTCTGTACCCATCACTTTAACCACTCGTAGGGCTTTCAGGTGTTCCCATTTCTCGGCTTCGGTAGTCCACGTTGTTTCGGCTACTTTCTTGGGGGCTACAACCAAAGTACGGCTAACTTCGCAATCGTCCATAAGTTGTTGTATGGCGGTCAGGGTGCTAACCGTCTTACCCAATCCCATATCAAGGAAAAGCCCACAACGCGGATTATCTAAAATCCACTTCATCGCCGTTTGCTGATATTCGTAAGGTCTGTAAATCATATTGTCTTTGCTGTTTCTTCGTTAATACTCTCTATCAGGCAATCCACTTCGTGTTTGCTGCTGATAACACAAACAAGATGCCCGATTTTCTCTAACTCGCTGTGGCGTATCTGTTGTAACTTCGTCGGCTTTTTGCCTTTGCTTTTCAACTCTACCCAAACCACAAATCCGTTTGGTATGCAAACCAATCTATCGGGATAGCCGGTAACATTGGCGTTAGCATACTTCAAACAAAGCAAACCA